AGCATCCACAAATACTTCGCGGATGCCCGTGCGGCCGCTGCAGCTAACCCCGGCGCATCGGATCCGGCGAGCTATTCGCAGCAGAGCGAAGATGCGCTGGTCGCCGCGGCCAACGACAAGTACAAGAAACCCAGCACGCGCAGCGTCGGCGCTGTCGATGTGACGCAGCTCAACACAGAAGTGCAGTCGGTCAAGGATCAGCTTGCCCAAGAAGTTGCGGCCGTTGCGAGCGCTCAGAGGCAACTTGACACGTTGTTCAAGGCCAAGGGTATCAGTGCGGCCGATTACTTCCAGCAAGATCGCGCCCTGACCAAGCAGAAGTACGACGATGAAATCAAGGCTTACACCGATGAAGCCGCGATTCTGAAGAAGGGTCTCGACAACAGCAATCTGAGCGCTCAACAGCGCGCGCAGATCAACAAGGAGATTAAGGCCGATCAGGATAAGGCGGCGAAGGCGGCTCAAGACTCAGCCAACGCGATCAACGAAATCAACGCGAAGCAGGCTGCGGAGATTGCAAAGGTCAATCAAGACTTCCTCGATTCGATCGGCAAACAGACCGACGCCGCCGACAAGCAGGATCAGACGCTGCGAGACCAGATCGACACGTTCGGCATGACGAAAACCGCGCTCGACCAGCTAAATGTCGCGCGCGCCGACGAGGCAGTAGCCACGATGGAGGCGGATCGCGCCCAGCGCCTTCGGAATGACGACATGGCCGATACGAAAGCCATTGACCTTAGAATCGCCAGAGAAAAGGAGCTTGCCGCAACTCTGCGCGGAGTCGCCAGCGATCAGGCGACGCTCGACGACAAAAACCAAGTCAAGAAGCAGCAGGACGACGTAGTTAAGAGTTGGCAAAGCGCTATTGACGGAATCGGCACGGACTTCCATAACGGATTCCTGCAGATGCTCACGAATGGCAGCAGTGCTTGGGCCGGCTTCACAAAGTCTCTGGTGAACACGTTCGAAACGACGGTCGTCACCGAACTATATAAGGCGTTCGCGCAGAAGTGGGTGATTAACGTTGTAGCGAACATTGCCGGCCTTGTTGGCGGCCCCGGCATCGCGAATCAGATCCTGCAAAACAATGGGATGAACACCGCCAGCGGCGCGATGGGGGGCATGAACAACCTGTCGACCGGATATAGCGCGCTCACGAAGGGCTATGAGGCGGTTCAGGGCTATCTTGGCCTTGGCGAAACGGCGGCGATGACATCGGGCGCAGCGTCGGCGGTCGGCGGAACGCTGGCAACCGGAATGGGCGGCGCTGTCGCGACAGACCTTGCTGGGACCGTGGCGTCGTCTACGGCAGGTATTGCCACCGCCGAAGGTGTTGGCGCCAGTGGCGCATCCACGTTTGGCATGGGCTCGACGTTGGCCGGTGCCGCGTCAGCAACTCGCGCTATCCCGGTCATCGGCTGGATCCTGGCCGGCATGGCGCTTGACTCGAAGATGATGTCGCAGGGATGGAACCCGGACAACGGTTCAATGAGCGGCGCCGGCAAGGTGCTCGGCTCGGGAACCATGGCCTCGTACGATCTGGCAAAGGCAATCGGCATTCCGTCGGGTATCGCAAATATCCTGACCGGCGCGTCGACGATTTCACGCCTGTTCGGACGCAAAGATCCGCAGGTAGATAGCGCTGGCGTCGACGGCATGGTCAGCGTAACGAACGGTTTCCAGGGGCAGGACTACACGGACTGGACCGCGAAGGGCGGCTTTTTCCGGAGCGATGCTCACGGCACTGTCAATACGCCTGCGACGCAAGACCAGCTCAATCTCATCAACGGCACTGTCGTGGGCACGGTTGCGGTCATCAATCAGCTTTCCAGTGCCATCGGCGGCATTGATGGCCTGCAGGGCAGATTGTCGGCGTTTAATTACAGCATCCGCAACGACTGGCGCGATCAGACGAACGTCACGAAGTCGCTAACGGACCTGTCGAATGGCTTGGTCGACGCGGTCGTTCCGCTCGACCAGTATCAGCAAACGGGTGAGACGCTGACGCAAACTGCGGTTCGGCTAACGGGCGTGTTCACGTCGACCAACACGCTTGCCGACATGCTTGGCAAAACCGTTACGCAGGCGTTCGGCGCAGTCGGCCTCGCCGGCGCGCAGGTTCGCCTGAACCTCATTGCCGCGGCCGGCGGCATCGACTCGTTCAACTCTGAGGTGTCAGCGTATTACTCGGCCTATTACAGCAGCGCCGAGCAGTTGACAGAAGCGCAAAAGCAGATGGCGCAGTCGTTGGCAACCTTCGGCCTTGCAATGCCGCAATCGAAGGACGCATTCCGCGACCTCGTATCGTCGCTTGATCTGACGACGGCGGCGGGACAGAACACCTTTGCGGCCCTGATGGCGTTGGCTCCGTCGTTCGACCAGTTGTCGCAGGCGATGCAGAAGGCCGCCGACGCTCAGCAGGCGCTGTGGAACCAGTATTTCAGCGCGGTCTACACGCCGACGCAGCAACTGGCGATGAACACCAGGCAGTTGCAGGATCAGTTCAACGCGCTCGGTGTCGCGATGCCGAAGAGCAATGCGGACCTCGAGAAGCTGGTCGAGAACATGGACACGACGACCCAGCCAGCGAAGGATCTGCAAAACGCATTGCTTGCGCTTGCACCGTCCTTCGCGCAGGTCACGTCGGCAGCGGATCAGGCCACGCAGGCAGCGCAGCAGGCGGCGGCACAGAACCTGCAAACGGCGCTTGGCGATGTTCAGACCGCCTACGACACGCAGTCGAAGGCGATCCAGGCGAACATCGACTCGATCAACCAGTTCATCACGTCGCTGACGAGCCTCAAGCAGTCGTTGGCGCTCGGGTCGCTGTCGCCGCTGTCGCCGCAAGACAAGTACCTTGCAGAGAAGCATCTGTTCGAAAGCACGTCGGCGAGCGCGGCCGCCGGTGACGCGACCGCCCAAGGCAATCTGCCGCAGGTTGCGCAGGACTTTCTCACTGCGTCGCAGGCATACAACGCAAGTTCGCAAGCGTATGTCGATGATTACAACGAGGTCCAGCAGGCGCTCAGCGCGAACATCGCGGTGGCGCAGCAGCAGCTGAGCGCAGCACAGCAACAGCTGAACGCGACGAACCAGATGGTGCAGGGCATTCTCAACCTGAATCAGACGGCGATGTCGCTCTCGGACGCGCTGAAAGCGTATTTCGCTGCGGGCGGTACGACAAGCTCGGCCAGCGCGGCCGGCGCAGGTATGAACCGGGCGCAGGTTGAGGCTACGACCGATCCGACGACCGGCCTAATTCCCTACAGCGCCGCAAATCCGTATGGGCCGATGGGCGGCTACACCGTCGGCGACTGGCAGAACTCTGCTGGATGGTTGACGCCGGCAGACCTGATGGCGATAGCGGATCAGGCTCGCGCTGCCAGTGCCGCCATCAATGGTTCGCACGCCGGTGGTCTGGATAGCGTGCCGTTCGATGGATACCGCGCCGAGCTCCACAAGGGAGAGGCGGTGGTCACATCTGCGAACAACCAGAAGTTGTCGCAGATGCTGAGTATCGACTGGTCGCGCTTCGGCGGTAACGATCAGACGGCGCTGCTTAACGAGATCCGCGCGCTGCGCGCACAGGTGTCGAACTTGAAGGGCACCGTTGCGACGGTGGGCGCGGCGCAGATGCAGCATGCGGAGCAACTGCACATCGAAAGCAAGGCCGAGCTGACTGCCGTGAAGCGCAACACGCAGAACGGCGCAGATGCTACCAACAGGCTTGCGAACAAACCTCCCGGAAGATAATGACCATAGCCATTGATGTGACTGGCTACCGGATGTCAGACGGCACGTTGCAGACCCTTCGTTTCTCCGACGATGGGTTTATGACGCTGCCGTCCGACACGCCGGCCAACGCCTATTACGAGCCGCGCCTGAGTGCCCCTCCGCACTTTGCGCGGTCCCTTTTCAACACAGCGCAGGCGAGCTTCGGCGCGTCGCAATCTACGCCTGGCGACATCGTTCTTGAGAACAGCGACGGCTGGATCGATTACCTGCTGACCGACTACGCGTTCGACGGCCGGCCGTTCACGATGCGCGTCGGCGCGATCGGCACGCCGTTCAGCACCTGGACAGTAACAGCGTCGGGCACGTTGAGCGATGTGAAGGTCAGCAACACGACGACGCTTAGCCTGGTGGTCAACGATCGCCTGCATACGCTCGCTCTCACGCAGCAGCGTCCGACTTACGGCGGCACGAACGTCCTGCCGAACGGCGTTGATGGCACGGCCAATGACCTCGCGGGCCAGTACAAGCCGCGCGTGTATGGTTCGGTGCTAAATGTCGCACCGAAGTGCGTGAATACGTCGCTGCTTATTTATCAGGCCTCCGATCAGGCGAACTGCTCGATCAGCGCGGTCTATGACAACGGCGTTGCACTCACGCAGGATGCGGACTACCCGGACCTTGCGACGCTGCAATCGACGCAGCCAGCGTCCGGTCACTACCGGCGCTTTCAGGGCTATTTCCGGCTCGGCGTCGCGCCAATCTCGCAGGTTACGTGTGATGCGACGACCACCGG